CCTGATTGGGGCGCCGAAGCCGAAAGGCAGAGCGCGCTTGTTAATCATACCCTCGCGAATTGACTCATTCATTTCAATGCGAACATACTTGGAATTATTTGGATAATATCCCTCAGATCTGTGGCGGCCTTGATCATAATCCCAAACAATTTTCTTGTCGCCAATTCTTTTCTCAATATAGCTGGGAGAGTTCGGATTGAGGTTACATCTTGTAAATCTTTCTAATGCTTGGTGTTTTGCAGTCTTATCTTTGGCGTTTGCCGGGTAGATAGCAACAGTAAAAGAACCATATGGACTAGAATCGTTGGGAGAGTATCGGACATCTTCGATTCCGATTTTAAGGCTATTGCCCCACTCGCCATAGTCTAAGGCGTGGAACTTGAATAGTTTGGTGCAACTATTTGGCGGATCAAAGTTTGCAGCGGCGCCGAAGTCTTGAGAAAAGATCCAGTTAGTCTCTGCGTTGACCCAGCTACTTTGGCGGTCATGCCAATCGACAACATTCGCTCCGGGCTCACCAGAGCCACTTCGCAGAGCGCCAATGAATCCCCATTGGCTACTGCCGGCGGAGGTGTTGTCGGATACTGCTCTTTCGAATGTTTCGCCAAGCCAGTAAAGGTTTTTGCCTTCTCTGACATTACTAGCGTTAACAACAGAACTATTAGTTATAATCGGGTTGGTGTTAAAGACATCTCTGATGTATCGGCCGCTATTACTGTCAAAGTCAAATTCAAAATCCTTAATTTTCGTGGTGTCGTCATAAAGAGCGGCCTTGAAGCGGCTACCAACGGCAGTCGACTTTATGAGCCCATAAGTACCAGTCGCGTTAACATTGGCGGCCTGCTCTCCGCGGAGGGTGCCGGACAAAACCATAGAAGTTCCTCTGGTCATATACCAGACAGCAGCTAGAGTTCCTGTATTGTGTGTATCCCAGCTTCCGGAATCGATGACAAAAAGGCCATATGCTCCGCCGTTTGTAGAGGAGACACCTGTTGGATCGGCCGGGGCATCGCCTGTCCCCATTGTCCAACCAGCGACATCATTATTTGATGTCTTGTCTTTGTGGTCCTCACCCAAAAGACGAACGATAGTGGCGGGAGCAGCTTCTGCATTAAGCCATGCTTTGGCAGCAAATGCTGCATATGTTGGGCCAGTTGCCTGCCCTGATCGCCAAACATCCTGTCCTTCGTTGCCTGGAATCGGCTGCCCGAAAACCTCCACAAACTCAGAATATGAACGAACCTTAATGGGGCGCATTGCGGGTCCCTTGCGGAACCTACCAATAATAACCGGGCCTTCAATCTCTGGTGCGGGTGGTATGTGAGACTCGTCCACCTCGTTAAGGAATATGCCTGGTGAAATAAATTTAAATCGATTAGCTGCCATTTAGCCTGGTCTCCTCTTCAAAAACACAATAAGTGATGCTTCTTGCTTCTTACAACAATAAATAGTTGTTCATTCTTTGAAAGACCATTTTACTCTCGATAAAAGCCTTTCTTGGATAGCCTGTCTGAAACCGTTGGATCTATATGATCTGGTATTTCGCTTAAGCCAGCGCGCTCTCTCATTTGAACAATTTGAACTGCATTCTCCCTAACAGTAACTTTGGGTCGTTCTGCGTTTTTTCCTTCTCCGAGCAGATATGCCAAAATCCTAATATTGACTGTGGTATCATACATTCTTTCGCCTTCGCCCAGATTAACCGCATTATTGCCTTGCGCAAACCCTTGCTGTATAAACCCTTCAAATTTGTGACCTTCTTTATTTATAAAAAAGTTGTTTATCTGCCCTGTTTTCGTGATGAACGGTGTCAGAATCTCATTTATTTGCTGTTGATATTCCGCCCTTATGCCCACAGAATACATAACACTAATATATGTTGGAATAGGCATGCTATAGGTATTATAGACTGTCAAATTTGTTTTTGAAGGAAAATTTAATTGGCCATGGCCATCTGATGGAAATTTCCTATGAGAAAATGCATTCTTGAAATTTGAAGTCTTATCTTGGTTGACTACCCTTGCGACGGTTATTGCGCCACCCTTATAATCGTTATAGGGAGGAATGTGAGCCCACGCAACACCTTTGAATGTGGGGTCCTTGTCTATTGACATCCTAGCTAAAGTCACTAAAGGAAGCTTTAAAATTCCATTCTCATCGCGGAGGTCTTGATTGTTTTTTATCTGATGGGCTCGTTCTGCGGAGACCCAAATGGATGGCACACCCTTCCACCCCTTGTTGGTTGTGGCGTGCATGTCGAGGCCGGCCAGCCAATCGAACATTGCGCCGTCGACGGTCTCAATAGTAGAAGGCATCAATGAAATTTCTTTCGTATATGTCCCAAATTCATCATGTGGCATCGAATAAGCCCTCCCGCGCTCTTATACATGTGGCAGCTATTTCCATTCTATGGTCGACCTGTCCAAATATTCTTGTTGGCTCTGCTAAACTAACTATCTCATAAAAGAAGCTTCCGTACAAAACAAAGTCACCTTCTCTGACGAAAAGATCTTGATCTTCCGTTAAGCGCCTCTTATGAAAATGAACCACTATATTCGTTGTCTTGTCTAAACCTATATTGTTGGCGTACTCTGTTTGAACCCCTCCCCAAGCAATCAAAGCATTGACCTTGACTGGAGGGAGGAAAGTTTTTTCTATCGCCTCTCCGTACAGCGGGTGATAGTTAGTCCGACCATTATCAAGTGGATAATATATTATAGTTTGCCCGATGACCCTCTCAATAAGTTCGTCATTAACTTGCTTAACTAAATCTCTTTCTTTCTTTCCAGCAAAAAGCGGCGGAGGGGGAGCGTCTGGCTGGGACCATTTATTATCAGACATTATCTATCATCCTTGATATATTAAAAGCGGGACTTCCTCCAACACCGTAGAAGTAGCAGCAACCATGGCCGCATCTTTTTCCGCGAGGGCCCGATAAGTCATTTCATCCAAGATTTTCTTAAGCTCATCCTTGAGCGCCGCTTGTTCGTTCGAGGACTGACCCAATAAGTCTGTTGCATTCAAAGTTATGGCTTCTCCTGGAATCGGAATACTAGAAAATTTACCTCGAACATGTCCAAGCATTTCCTTTGTCAGTGCCAGTGCATATCTTCGTACCCACTGCTTACCTATAGCATTGATGTTCTTATAGGGTATATTATCAAAAGGCAGAGAATTCATGTTGTTGATGCCTTGAACCCCGGTTGTCCTATCGTCATCTTCATCCCAGCCGTCTTTCTGAATGGTAAAAGTGACCCACATGAACTCGTTTACCTCTGCTGTGGGTGCCGGATATAATTTCAATATATTGTTGTGAATTTCATAAGAGAAGTGAGAGAGTCTTGTCCAAAGATGATCCTCATAAGCCATGGCCTGAAGCTTGTTGTGCCAAGCTGGAATAAGCTCAAAAGTCGTATCATCTGCCCACTGGCCATAATTGTTCATATTTCCAACAACATTAAGGCCGCCATAATATCCATAAAAACGCCAGACTGCTTGTGGCGTCTTAAAAAACACTCTTCGAATGGTAATCTTTTTGTTTCCAACTAAATTCTGGAACGCCGTAACATGACCGGTTGCCGGATCCGTCGAGGTCGAGTTTTCTTTAATTAAATCTTGGAGATCATAGTCTTGCACATTGTTTTTTACAGCAAATGACGCCGAATATGTTGTTAGTGACCCACCAAAACCAGCGGCTTGGGCCAGGCCATCTCCAATTCTTTTAGCATACTTAAACTCGAATCTCGGATATCGAAGATTTATATTAGCAGGAGTGCCAAAGGCAGAAGCACTGTTTATCAACTGGCCGTGATGGTTAAAAGTGCCGGTTGTCATTCCCATCAAATCAGACAATACATTTTTAGCCTGATGAATATTGATCTGGTATGAATATTCCAACACAGCTTCTTGATATGCTGTATATACATTGCCAGGAACAAGCTCAATGTCTAGTACATCGCCGCCTAATTTCTTATAAGTATAGGCAACCTGGTCAGAGGCGCCAGATATGAAATTAGTATCGTATAGGCCGTTATTGGAAAGCTGCCCCTCATCTGAGACATACACCGCAAAAGGATAATTCGAGACATATCCAGCACCATCGGAATGTATTTTAGAGTAGCTTCCTGTTGCCGGTAATGTAACCTTGCTAGTTTGACTCTTGGGTGTTAAAGTTGGGACAGCCATTCATGTAATCTCCTGTATCACATGTAAATAGTTCTAAACAAAACAAAACCCCAGACTATACCATCTTAGAAGGGCCTGTTTCTCAATCCAAACCATTCATTGTCAATATAGCAACCAAGCCTGGCAAGTTTTCTTTT